GATAGAAAATTGGGAAGCTAAGTCCTCTAATTTGCGGAATACAAAACCTTATATCATGGATTTCATCCGGTTTACCATATTTGTTCAGGAAAGAGAGGGGGACGATGGATACCTCGGCCATATTGCAGAACAGGATTGATTTCTGCGGTATTATTGTTGCAGAAAGATGTAACCCGAATGGCGATCCGATTAATGGAAACGTCCCTCGACAGGATTTTAACGGAAATGGAATCATTTCCGACGTCTGCTTAAAGCGAAAAATAAGAGATCGCCTTTCAGAAAATGGATATGAGATTTTTATTGTTAAGCAAGAAAATCTGCCGGATGAACAGAAAAGCCTTCACAGCAAAGTAAAGGCAGAGTCAGACATGGTTCGGGCTGCGAAATCAAAAGATAGGACTGCTTACCGTAAAATTGCCTGTGAAAAATGGATTGATGTCCGGGCATTCGGTCAGGTATTTGCTTTCAAATCTTCCAAAGCGTCAAAAGAATCCGAAGAAGAAGCAGGTATATCCGAATGTGTCCGGGGACCTGTTTCAATTCAAGATGCCGTATCCCTGGATTATATAACCGTAATACAGAAAAACTTGACAAAATCAGTTAATTCAAATGACCCTTCGTCAAGGTCCGAAAGGTCAAGCGATACAATGGGGACCCGGTATCAGATTGATCATGGGGCGTATGTCTTTCGTGGTTCAATCTATCCACAACTGGCAAAAATTACAGGATTCACGTATGGTGATGCACTGTCAATCAAAAATGCCATCATAAATATGTTTATGAATGATGCATCTGCTGCCCGGCCAGCCGGAAGTATGACGTTGGATAGATTATACTGGTGGGAACATAATTGCCCGAACGGTCAATACTCTCCTGCGAAAGTCTTTCGCACCCTGCAATTTTCGCCTATGGACGTACCCCCATATTACAAGGCCGAATTGCTTAATCTTCCAGGATTGGAACCTGAAGTAATAGAAGGCTGGTAATATTCTATAACATAGTAAGCCCCTCTTCTGCTTACAAAAAAAGCGGTTGAGGGGCTTTTAATAATCATCTTTAAAATAAGCGGACCAGATGCACCTGGTCCGCTTTGCAACTTAACAGAAACTTCCAATAGCTTAAATGAAGTAGTTTTTTCAATCCACGCCCGAAACGGGCGAACAGCAACTGTTAAGTTGATATTACGATACGCAGAGTATTTAATACTCTGGATTTCTTTTATTCTAACATTACAGAACCGTTTTGTCAATGTGATAAAAATCAGCAACAATCAATTATAGAGACTGAAGTACACTTAAATTATGTACCGTCTGTCAATCTCGTCATACTCAGCAATCTGCAAAGCTCCCTGGTCATCCGTTACCATACATTTACCCTCATTTACTCCTTTATCTGGGCAAAGTAGATACTTACGGCCGTCCGGTGCCGCCTGATAACCTGTCAGCATATATCCTTCAGCATCAAACAAATACCACGCGGATGTTCCTGTTGTAACCTCCGTCAGCCAGTACCAGCCGCTGTGCGCGTAGCTGCCGTCTTTGTACTGATACCACCAGCGCTGCCCATCCGCAGCAGGAAGAAAACCTTCATGGTGTTTTTTAGGCCACGTGGTGATGAACTTGTCCGGCGTGCCATATTGCTGCCGGAGCTGTGCCGTGGTACTGCCCCAATCCGGCAGGTATAGATGTGGCTTATCCACAATGCTGTGCCAGTCTCCACCCCAGCCGAGTCCCAGCTTCTTACCGATGGCCCCAACCTTCCCGAAGAAATTGCCGGACTCATTGTATGCTCCGTTCCCGTCGTTTCGGAAGAAGTCAAACGCAATGCCCCACTGGTGCTGTGAACTGTAACTGCTACCCCTGGCATTTGTCACGATATTCCCAGGCTTTGTTCGGCCCTGGGCATACAGTTCATCTTGTTCCACCACGGTTCGATAGCACTCTCCAATCTTAATAATTAACCCTTGCTTTTTGCATTCCTCTACAAGTCTCCCTGCCAGCTCCTGCAAGCGGGGATGGCACATTGTTATATCTCTCATAGCCTTGTCCTCCTAGAATATATTATGCGAAAAGGCCCAGGATGTCCCAGGCCATATGTACTGCTGTTGCGACGTCGCACGCCGGCATAACCCTGCCGGCCGGAAGATATGAGGATCACCGCCTCTCTATTTTTGCTTGCTCTTCTCGGACTGCGTGCCAAAATAAAACCCCACAATCATCGTAAAAATTGTCAAGAACTGCTCTCCGCTGATTTCTCCGGCACAGGTCAGGCCAATAAATCCACCGGTCAGCGCCAGGGTCATAATAGACTTAACATCAATCAGTTTTGCAATTTTTTCTTTCATTTTTTTCACCTCACTTTACGTACTGGGCCATGATATAAATAAGGCCGGTAGCAACCGCCCCGGCCATAGCCCCAACTATCGTATTAAAAACTGTTTTCTTCATGCTGCTCCATCTCTCCGCAGGTTCTGCCTCCAACTTCGCCAGCCTATCTCCCTGCTTTCCCTGTACCTCAATCATTGTCTGCATGTTCAGTGCCAGTTCCTTGACTGACAGGACAAGCTCCTGTATTGTCTTGCTCTGTTCCTCCTGTTCATCCATTCGATGTTTAAGAGATTTTATTTGCTGGTCATGATTTTCAAGTTTAACTGCTACCTCTGTTTCTGTCACATCGTCTATCCTCCTATTCTGCCGGATTATCTTTCAACCATTTTTCAACCTGTGGTTTCCACCACGTCTGCACCTCTTCCAGCGTCATTTCTCCTGCCCTTATTTTTAGTCCGTAGAATCTCCCCATTATGATATCCCTCCTGTCTGCTCCGCCAAAGTTCCTGCCAATGTTGCTACGTCATTGATGGCCCCGTCCTGTACCTGCTGTCCCTCTTCGACTGCCGCTACACGCTCTGTAAGCCGTTCCACGTCCGTTTTAGTACGCAGGCTATAAGTTGTCAGCACCGTTCCATCAGCGGCCACGATGGACGTCTCGGACACCAGCACCAGGTCCGTATAGGTTCCCACCGTCAGGCCATCCCCGTTCTTGACCCGGACTTGCGAGAGGTTGTCCGGAGTAAGCAGCTCCCATGTGGCCAGCATCGTCGCACGGTCAGCGGACGCCACCTGTAATGCTCCCAGGCTGGCTCCGGCCTCCAATTCAACCTCCATATTATTTTTTAAAATCAGTTTGTCTTTACTCATTCTTTTTCCTTTCTTTTCTTTTTTATTTTTTACTCAGTTAAATTGTCATTTCGATTCCGGGTGGCAGTTATTTTTTGGGATGTTAATATAATATACCTTACGGTATGGGCGACCGTTGAAGTGATAATTAGTCTATCGTTAATCAATATATGCCCGATAATATAATTATTGTTGGACAAAGATGCCATACCAGTTACGATATTGTCATATGCACTTAATGCGGTTGTCTCTGTTTTTCCTTCCTGGCAGGTAACGTCCAGGAATTTAATTTTCAGATCGCCATTTAGACAAGAGAAACGGCGCGCCATCCGGACCATGCACTCGAAAAATAGCGCGCACGAACATGTAACGATGTCATATTATTTGTAAAATACATCTGGGTGCAGATATGAGTGGTTCGAAAAACGACCAGCATTCCCGTTATATCAACTGGATAGTTTATGCAGCCAGAGGTGGACGGTGTCGATCCATCCGAGTACATACCTGGATTTTGGATATTATTAAAATCAAGCCCGGTAAAAAATCTGTACACAGAAAAACTCTCGCCATTTAATGATTACAAATCACGAGTGGTTTTAATCCAAGCAGTCCAGGAATTATAAAATCTTTTGCGAAAATATTGGTTGCCATCAAAAAACAACTGAATTAGAAAATTGCCAGAGTTAATAATAAATAAAGCCCCTGTAAAGTATTCCCCTGTATCTGGTCCGTTTTTTACACTGGAAGCACCAAAGTCTACTAAATATATCCCGGATGTGTGGCATTATTTAAATCTCGATCTGATATTCCAAACATGCATTTAATAGCCTCGCCATTTAACTGAGTATACTTATTCATTAAATCCGTCAACCGCTGGTCAATGATTGGCCCCAACGCACCGCTCAATATTGTCTCCGCGTCCGTTGCAAGCAAATTGTTTACTATTTTGTTTTTATCGATAAGTTCCAAGGCAACCTTATGCGCCAGCACATCCAACATACTCTGGACGTTTGTCTTGGCTCCTGGCTGCATGCAGTATTGCATGGTGATATCCGGATCAGGTCCGTCCACCGTAACTATAACGGTTGTTGTCCCGTGGTAAGTGTACAGGGCGTTAAGGGCGGTTTGAGTTTCGGCTGGGAAGGGTTCCCAGGTGGGAGTGGCAAGTTCGTAGATAACCGTCATTGGATGTTCTGCGAGATATGCGGTCCATAAGGATACATCTGACGTGTTAAAATCATTCGAATAAGTTAGAACACTTGCATTTCCAGCAATCATAAAACCTGGCCTAGAACTTGTCACGCCATTATTTTTGATTAATGTAGTACATATTGCTGTACCATTTGGTTTTGCTTTTGATTGTATAAAATTCGTTCCATTTCGGTAATGCAGACTTCCTGTATTTTGTACCGCTACCCAAGCTTCATCACTGCTACCGTCAAAAATCTGAACGCCAAAGCGTCTTTCTACTCCCCACACGCCATCCTTACAAGTAATCCTATCTCGCACATCACCGATGCCATGCAACGGTTTCGCGAGGGTGATGGCTGCGGCCTTGGACTGGTTCTCCCCTGTCACCGTCACCTCCGTGACATCCGTACTTGCAATCTCCTGTGGATAGTACGGGCTAGGGGCTGCCTGGCCACCGGTGTAGGGTTCCCAGGGCAGGGCGGTAGTTCCAGCACAAAGCATAGGGTATAACGTAACATCATAAGTAGTACCCGCTATGTATGTTGCATAACATCCTAATTTGTTTGTTTTTACGACCCCGATAGATGTAGCATTATTTGTCGTACTCAAAAGAGTCTTCCACTTAGCCTCAGTTGCATCCGCCACCAAGACAACGCCATCATAAGCGCCGCTGGCCTGTAAGCTCAGCGTTGCACTATCGCAATTAATCGATACATTTTGGGCCGGATCAATCAAGCGATGATTTCCGCTTGCTGTGGCTGTGCCACTCAAGCGGATGCCACCATCGGCGGCTAATGATACAGTCACACCACTTTTAGTCGTGACTGACGGTAATTTTATATCCAGCAGCTGCGCCCCCGTCGTCGTCACCTGTGTGCTGGCCCCGCCAATCTCCATATCCACTACCGGCGCGTCCCAGGCGTCCGTTACCGTTACTTGTTTGGTGCCTGTGGCTCTGCCGAAGCTGATTCCTTGTGTGTCTATGGCAGATACTGATGTAGCTGAACCGTCGAAACCTCCAAGTCCCTCCGCTATCTGACGAGCCTCCGCCGCACTTCCTGCCGCATTTGTTTCAGATTGTGCAGCAGCGAACTTTGAACTGGCTGCCGCTGCCTGGGAACCGGCTGCTCCGTAGCGGAAGCTGCTGCCGCTTCTGCTTTTTGTGTTGTCGTGATGATTGCTTCCTGTATGCTATCAATCGCTTGTTGTGCTTTGTCAGAGGCGCTGACCACCTCTTCCGCCGCCTGATTCACGTTCTGCACCGTATCGTTGACGGTCCCCTGTATTTTTCAAAGGCTGCCACGTTGGCCGACCGGACGTCTTTTCCACGTACCGCTGATTTCCAGTTCTCTATTTCTTGGCTCAGGTCAATATTCCCAATCGCCATTCTTACCCCTCCTTATCAACGCATCCCTGAGCATAGGCCATCAAGGCTGTTGCACTGTCAATCACGTCCTGGTTAACTAAGATGCGGTCAAGACGGGCATTATCCTTTATAATTACGCCCTCGTCGTTTATTTCCGAATACGCCATTGACAGCCTGTACCCTACCGCCGTCTGAAACAGTGTTACCGCTGTTATCTTCTTCATAGTATCAGTCCTTCCATATATTTTTTGTAATATTCAGCCCCTTCGGCAGCATAATCAACGCTGTCTCGGGCCTTAAGACGTTCCCTGCGGCAATCAAGCCGGTTCTGTTCATATCCACGCTGCTTTGCCTTTATTTCCCAGCCGAACCGCTGGCCTGGCTGTCCGGTAACAACAAAAAATGCCGGAGTCCTATCCGACACATAAGTGCTACCCGGCCCATACGCCTGTAAAAATACTTGATATTCACATCCAGCATTGACCGTCCCGGCAAAAATGCTGTCCAACGTCACGTAACAAAGACCGTCTGCGCCGATTGTTCCGCTCCCCACGTCTCCAAACATGGGCGACGCCGTCTCATAAGCCGATAGATGGACGATTCCGTAATCTCGCGTATCAACCACTCGGCTTTTCCCACCGCTTACCTGTAGGGCGCCGCCTATATAAACATCCTCGCGAAAATCTCCGTATTCACAATTCATGTCGATACCATACGATGACGACCTTTTTCTTCCGGTATCGGACAGATATTGTTTTTCCAATCCCCACTCGCTATAAGCTGTATATTCGTCCCCTTTAATGTCAGTGTCCAAATCCTGAGAAAAGACAAGGCGATCCATGATTAATTTTGCTCCTGCCTGCTTTCCAGCATCAGGTTCTGATATCATAATAGACGCCCAGTCTCTCCCCTGCGCATCCCGCGTTTTAAATACAATGCTTTGCGTATTCGTAATCAATTTAAGCCCGGCGTTATCCCATATCCCGATGAGCGTTCCTAATGCATCCAGCATCTTCAGGACGCCGTTATGGTTCGACAAGCCACCCAGCTCTAGAGTGCCACCTCTTATTCGGTCAGCCAGCATGGTCCCGACGGTAATAAAGTCCGCTACAAGATTCCCGTCTATTGTCCAGGCGTTACGATATACGCCGTTATATCCACTTGTCGAAAAACCAATCCCGTTTTTATTAATCCGAATAAGGTTCTTTGCCTGGTCCTTGTCTGGTGCATCCATCCACAAAGTTTCCTCCGGATAGCCTGCATCCGACAGTTTCATTATGACATATCCGCCCAGTCCTCCTGTGATTAACTGTGTGGCCTGTTCCACCTGCCTGTTAATCTCTCGGTTTGTA